GCACAGTTCCCAATCATGCAAGCTGAACAGAATGCTGACTTGACCCGTGCCCAAGCATTGATTAACTCACAGAACAATGCCTATATGCAACAGATGGTTCTTGGAGGTGCTGTTAACTTGACTCTTGATGCACAACGCGAACGCGGTGCATTCATGCGTCAAGCAATCGCTACCAATCCATATGTAACAGCGCTTGCTGCACCAACAGTGGGGATCGGTTGATCATGGCTGGTATTTCTTCTTCGGGCATTCGTTTAGCAGGTAGTCCTGTTGGCGCTGCTTCTCCTGATCCATTTGGAACTTTAATTGCTGGTGTACCAGGCCAAATGACACCTGGTTACACAGGTGGCTTTGATTACACAACTATTTCTGGTATTGAAGCAAAAGATGCTGCTCTCTTTAACTTCCTTGATAGAACTAGGGCTCTTTCACGTCAAGAGTCATTAGAAGACTGGGAGCGCGCTCGGCAAATGCGTAGCGAAGAAGGTAAAGAAGCCGCAAAGATCAAGATGTTGAGTGCATTGCCAGGACAAATTTTACAAGGCTTTGAATCCATTGCACGTTTGTCTTATCCGGCAGCTGCTATTGAAATCGCAAGCAGAACTCCTGGTCATTTGACTCAAATTTATTCGGAGAATGCTCGATACAACAAAAGATATATCTCATAATTTGGGGTTAGAATAATGGCATCATATGGAACACCGTTAAGCTCGATACCTAATACGAGTTACTTAAACGTCAGTAGTCCCATTTCATCCATAGGTAGTACAGGCATGGAACCTATTACAACTGCAGCACTAATTGGCGCAGGCGGTAGTCTAGTCAGTGGTGGTATTGGTGCCAGTGGCTCTAAAAAAGCAGGAGATAAGGCGCAAGCGGCTGCTGAAGCACAGGCTGAAGCGGTCAAACAGGCATCAGAAAATGCTCCATTAATTGGCTTTGGAATGGAAGCCTCTGGCGACAAGTATGGTTTCACCCAGGGTGGTCCTATGAATCGAGCCAAGGCTTTTGAAGATACCAAGATGGCAGGTGCTTTGGCGTTTAGTCCTAATACCTTGGCAAAAGAACGTGTTCGCTTGTCACAAGAGCTAGCCGGAATTCGTCAACAAAACTACGGAAAAGAAATGGATCCTTTCCAGAGGTTTGTTTAAACTAAAATACGTTTAACGCTTCTAATAGATAACCTCTATTTTATCCATGGCAGATAATTCTTATAGATTTTGGGATGACTCAAATAAAGAAGATGATTTATCGCAACTTAGCGAAACAGTAAGTAATTTAGATAAGTATGTTCGAGGAGTGGACGCTGATATTGGTGGACCTGTTCCCAAAAACCCTTCTGATATTGCTCGGCAAGAAATTGCATTAAGTCGCAAACAAGCAGAACAAACAAAAAAAGCGCTACCTTCAATCTTTGAATCTTATCTAAATCGAATTAAAACAGGAAGTTTTTCTCCAGAAGAAGCTGCTGAATCTTTCTTTAATCTTTCACGTGCAGTTGGCGGTAAAATCCCACAAGCATACAAGCAAGCAGATATCTTACGTCAAAAACCGCTTGGTCTTGTATCAGCACAAACCTATGATCGTTATAAGCCTGCAGCTTCTTTAGCCTATGAGCAGTTACTGGGCCGTCCGCTTAGTGACCAAGAGTTTCAAAAGTACACAAGTGCAGCGCAAGGGTTAGGTATTACTAAAGGTCCAGATTTTCAAGCGTTTTTAGGAGAGACTTTACTTTCTACTCCTGAATACAAGAGCCAAGCCGTTGTGTTTGATCCTAGAAAAGTAGCGGTTGGTCTTAAAGCACTGGATACAGCACGCAAGGCTCCAGGCGTCAAAGAATACGCTTCTATGCTTGGCATGGCATAAAATAATAAAAAGATATTCATAGAGATGACTAAATCCAAGCAGATAACAAAAGCCATTAAGCAGGCTGGTCCTGTTATTGGTGCCAAAGAATTAAAAAAGATTGAAGAAAAGTATGGCTCTAAAGCTGTAACACAAGCTAGGGAGTATGCTAAAGAAACTCCAAACGTTAAATTTAACGAGAAAGCGCAGAAATTTTACCAAGATAGTAAAAACACATCCAATACATCAGTTCCCAATTTTCCTGGGCTAGACTTCCCAAGTAATGTAACTCCTGGAGTAGGCCCAGGTCCTTGGGCTCCAATAACTTCTCCTGAAATCAAGTATCCTACGGAGACTATTTCAGGCGCTCCTGGTACAAATTTAAGTCCGCAATATATTGATGTTGTTGGTGGCAGCGGGATCCCCGCTGGCCGCTACAGCGAACAAGAATATGGCACTCTATCGGCAGGTATTTTAGCTAAATTAGCCGGTGACATTGAAATTGAGAAAGAACAAGTCAGAGGTTTATATACTACTCGTCAACAAGAGATTTCATCTGCTGCAACTAAATATGGCTATGACCGTGATCTGGAAGCCAAAAAATATATTGCCGATCAAGATCTATTAAAAAATACGCGTGTTGCAGAGATTGAAGGCCAAAAAAGAATTGATCTTCAATCTATTATTAATGCCGGATTAAAAGACATCGAAGGTATTCGTGGTCAAACTGAGCGTGATGTTGAAACACTAAGAGGTGAATTTGGTGTTAAGCAAGAGTCTGAACGACAGCGCGGACAAAAAGACATCGCACGTATTGGATCAGAAGCTGGCTTCCGTAACGCATTGATTGGTGCATTTAGTTTTTAAATCTTTTACGCTAAAATAATTTCATAACGTTATTACGTTTCGAAACATGACCTATCAAAGCACTATTGCAGGTATCAACTCTGCATTAGCTCGTGGTGAAATTGATGCGGCAACTGCTTCTGCACTAAAAAAACAAGCAGCAGAAGGTGAGTATGGTGCTAAGTCTTTTGATATCACAGAATTTGAAGATCTCCTGGGACGGCTCGAAGGTTCGAAGACGCGTCAACAACGTCAGAAGAGTGTTGAAGGTCGTCGTGACATCATGAGTCAAGGCCTGGCTTCTATGATGAGCAATTTCTGATCACAATAAAATGAACGCTGATTCTGCAGCAGCACAAGACGATTCTGGCTTACAGTCAGATCTGAATCGCTACAAACAAGCTGCAGAATTAGCCTATCGTTACGCTAAAACAAAAGCAGAAGATCAGCAGTCAAAAGAAGAGTCTCCTTTTGGGGGAGATAATAAAAAAGAGCCAACACAAAATAAAGAAACATTTTGATAATGGAAGACGATTTTCTCAGTACTGAAACAGATCCATATGGGTTTTTGTTTGACGAGGACAAAGCACGTAAAGCAGCTTCTGCTGTCAAGATCTTCCAGGATGTTTCTGTTGGTTCTAGTAAAGAAAAAATGAGGGAATCTGGTGAGCAAGAACGTGCAACCATCAGCCGAGGCGCACAAGAGCAGCGTGCAGGGGCGGAACAAGCCCAGCGGTTCGCTCAAAGCGATGAAGAACGGGATTACCGCCAGGCCCAACGCGCTTATCGATATTGAGCTTTTTGACACCTGGGTCGATAATTTAGACTCTGCGTCTCAAGAAGCTTTTGTATCTTTCTGCTCAGAAAATTATTCTGTTATTGAATGTTTTCTATATGCCCGTTTTCTTGATTATCGCGGCAGTATTTCTGCGTGTGATCTTTGGGTAAATAAGCATTATCCCAAGCCAGATCATCGTAAGGTCTTATTGCATGAAATCGATGAGATGCAAGAGGACATTAGAAAATTGCGCGATGATGTAGAAGCAGGTATTGTCAAGCGTGACGCCGGTGTTGCTCGCATTGCTTCTATGCAAAAAGAACTCCGTGGCACAATTCAACAAATTGAGCAATACACTTCTACTAAAGATCGCAAAGGTTTATTGATGGCTGGTGCAGATCGTGCTATTCGCGAGTTGATGTTTATTTTCAAAGATGATCCTATTGAAGCGCCATTGCATGAAGCTTCGATGAGCGTATGGGCTCGTATGCAATTAGAAGAATAATCACTTTAGAATAAAACTAAATTCCACGTACAAATGGGCGCCAACGTAGATGCCGGCGAATTTGCTGGTAAGTTATCTGGAATTGTTCGAGAGATCCAGCGGAATCGTATGGGTCGTACAATTAATCAACCAACTCAAAACGTTGCTGGTTCACAAGAAGTTCAATTAGCAGGTTTCAATAAGAAAACTGTAAACCCAAACCAAAATGTCCAATAAAATGCCGCCAGAAATCCTGGCACACTTTAAGGGTAAAAAAGCAGGCGAAGATAAAACTTCTGATAAAGAAAAAAGGAAAGAAGCCTTAGAGAAAGCACGTCAATATCAAAAAAACAAAAAACAAAAATAAGTTAGTATTTAATTAACTGCTTATTTATTGTGCCTTCTTATCTTTATCTTGCGCATCGCCGTAACGCTAAAGCGGCGGCACAAAATCAACAGATCAAGAAGCCACGCAACTTAGAACTCCTTCAGAAAGCAAGAGAGGATTTTGCGTTCTTTTGTGAGTACGTTGCAGATAAACCTCCTGCCGAGCACCACAAAGACTGGCATCGGCACTTTGTAACGAACGAAGATAGTTCCTGTCTAATCAAGATTGCTGGGCCCAACATCGATCTACTTGCCCCACGTGGCTCAGCAAAAAGTACCGTCCTTGGTTTACTGACTGCCTGGGCAATTGGTATTCACACTGCTGCCAAGCTTCCGCTCCAGATCCTTTATCTTTCTTATACGGTTGATATTGCTCGTTCCAAATCGGCAACCATCAAACGAATTATCGAAAGCAAAAGATATCAAGAAGTCTTTCCAACCGTACGTCTTTTGAAGAACGTCACCAGTAATGAGTATTGGTCTATTGACCATAAATTTGCTGGCATCGACACTACAGGTGAAGAACAATTCACGCTTTGTGCTGCTGGCCTCAAAGGTTCTGTGACCTCCAAGCGTTCTCATCTTGTGATGATTGATGACGCTATTAAATCAGCCGCGGATATTGCCAACCCTGACATCCGTAAACAGATGCAGGAAAACTGGAATGCTGTGATTGCCCCCACTATGTTTGAAGGAGCACGTGCCATCTGTCTTGGTACTCGCTTCCGGCATGATGATATTCATGCAACAACTTTCAATTCACAAAATAACTGGTCACAGATTGTATTGTCAGCAATTAATTCTGATCCAAAGACAGGGGAAGAACTGTCTTATTGGCCAGAGATGTGGTCTTTGGACTATTTAAAAGAAAAGAAACGACAGGCTCCAATTGCTTTTTCTTTTCAGTACATGAATAAAATCGTCAGGCAAAACGAGTTATCGCTTGCGCCTGAATTAATTGTTAAAGCAGAAATTGCAACAGAGTTTGACACGCTTGGAATTGGAGTTGACTTATCTGCTGGAACAAAAGAAAAAAATGATTACACCGTGTTTGTTCTTGGTGGCCGCATTGAAGACAAGATTCATATTATTGACTACCGACGTATGCGTGTCATGGGTAATCTTGAAAAACTTGATGCTCTTAAAGAGCTGATGAATGATTGGTCAATTATTGGAAAAGATCAAAACGGAAATTACTTCCCAACCTTTTCAACATGTGATGTTTGGTCAGAAGCTGTACAGTACCAAGCGTCCCTGGAGGCTGATTTTAAAAGGATTTGTTTAAATAACGAAGGTCTTTATAACATTCTTTGGCATCCTGTTAAAGGCTTCCGTGCTGATAAATTGGCTCGATTCCGTGGAATCATGGGAATGTTTGAAGACCGAAAGATTGTCTTTAATCGTTATCGCAACTTTACTGCCATGTTTGAAGAACTGACTAATTTTGGCGTGAGTGGTCATGATGACTGTGTAGATGCGTTGGTTTGGCTTGTGAATGGTTTGATGAAAAAAGGTAATTTACAACTTGATTACTGAATTTAGAATAGTAAAAAATATTTTAATCCAGTGGGTCCAGAGTATATTGCGATCGGCTTAACAGCCGTTGTATCTGCTGTTACCGGTGGCAGCTGGGTCGCCGGTAAAATCTTAGGTAGACAGAACGATCAGATCCAGCAAGCTTTTAACTACATTGGGTCCCAAAAACGTAGGATTGATGTTTTGGAAGACGATTTAAAGCGGATGCCTTTAGAGTACGTTCTTAAAGTTGACTTCTTGAGAGAAATCCAACAAATGCATGACAATTTTAATCAAATCAACAATAAACTTGATAAGCTAATGGAGAAATTGCTTGAATCAAAATGAGTTACATTCTTGAAGTCGAAGAAGATGAAAACGGAGAACTGTATATTACGTTTCCAGACGAAGTGATTGAAGAGCTTGGCTGGCAAGAAGGTGATGTTTTAAATTGGGATGTCAGGGGTGAAGGCATTGTTTTATCAAAAGTACATGACGCATCTGGGTATGAAGTAATAGAAGAGTAGAATAAATAAAAAGTAAGACAAAGATGTCCGTACGTTACTTTGGTGGATTACCGACTGGATTAGGTAATGACGCTGGCGTATTGGCTGGCAGCCCAAGTTTTCAAATTGGTCCGCGCAACCCTTTTAAAGGGATGTCGCAAGAAGAATTAAATAAACTCAAAGAATGGGACAGTCGTCCCGGCGATTTACAAAAATATTACGAGCAACAAAATCGACCAGGTCCACAGCTACCTTTTGCTGGTTTTCCAGGAGCCGTTGGGAACATGGGCGGATTGCTTGCCCAAGTCCAAAATATTGGCGCTATGCTACCGGGGTATGGGGTCCAGGCTAATGCAATGGGTCGCTTCTAAAGCTGTTAACATAAAACTAAAAGAGAGATAACTCATGTCAATGGATGCAAAGTATCGTCTTAAAGAGATGGTTGATTCCTATCTTGAAAAAGATGGGTCGATGACCGTCGATACGGGTATCATTGCATCTCATATTGCACAGATGAAACTTTTTGGCATTCGCCAAGGAGTTGAGTTTTTTCCCTCCCAAGATAACTTTGGTAATCAACGTAAAGATTTTATTGATCGTGTCCTGAAGTACAACAAGCTTGACACCAGGCTCGATTCGATTTGGGAGTATTTTCTTTGCGACGGTAAAGGCCTGTTTTACATTCGTCCTACCAAATTCAGCTATCGTCTCTACTACTTCCGTGCTCATGAGTACCGCTCATTTTATAACGTTGATGGTGAGCTGGATGAAGTGGTAATTATCTATAGCTACAAAGTTCGTAAAGGCTTTGGTGCTACAGACGGTATTAATCTTGCCACTCTTGGAGCAGGTGGCGCAGCATTTGAACAAGGTGCTAAACGTTACATCCGACTAGCTATTAAATCAGACACTATTGAAGAAACTCATTCAGAAGGTGAACTTTCATTTGAAACAACAAATTACACCGCTTTAGGACGCACTAAAACTTTTAAAAACACTCTTGGTTTTATTCCCTGCGTAGAGATTTTTAATAATCCCAAAGGTTTCTCCAATGAAGGGGTTGGTGAATTTGATGGGATGGCAAATCATATTGTCATTCATGACGAAATGGTTCGCACCATGCGGAAGAATGTTCAGTTCTTTGGTAATCCAACTCTTCTTTCCTCAAGGCCAAAGAGTGACCTAATGGAAGCTGGTGGAGACATGTCAGTCCAACGTCCCTCTATTGCAGCAAACTCTGGTTTTACTGGTCTGGGTGCATTAAGCCAATCACGGTTTAAAGCAGATCCCATCATGCGCGGTGTGGATGGTCAACTCCGTGTTCCACGCATCATTGCAAACCTGGAACCGAACGATCGAGTTGGTTACATTGTCCCTGATGCCATCACTGGTGACCAAAACGCATTTGCCCGTCAGTATCGAGAAGAGATCCGCACAGCACTTGGTGGCGTTGATGAGCTTTCTATTTCAGCAGGTGTGACAGCAACTGAATATAAATCATTGTTTGGCCGTGTATCTGCAACATCCAAGAAAAAAGCGAATGCTATTTACACCCATGGCATTTGTCGTTGTCTTGAATTAATTGTTTATCAAGAGGAACAACTATTTAAAGATAGTTTGGCACAAGCAGCACAAATTGAAAAGCCTATTTCTCCAGTAAAAGGGGCTCCAGAAGATGAAGTTGCTGCTTATGAAGAAGCTTTAAAACAATATAATGCACAGATTAAACAACTTATGGTTGCATGTGTGGAGGCACAACAGATTCCTCCAGGCGTTCAGGGTTTAATTCCTGATGGTGACGTCACCATGCTTTGGAGATGGCTTGGACCTGTCTATGAAGATTCCACGCAGGATATCTTGAACAACTCCATTGTGGTACGCAACCTTCAGGAATTAGGTGTTGATAGCATTGAAGCACTGAAATACCTCTTTCCGTCTAAGACGGATGAGGAACGAGCCGAGATGTTATCTGGGTTCCCATTCAGGATGGTGAACGAATTGCAGGGTGCATACTCTGCATTTGCAAAACTAGTGGGGGGCATGATGCAGACTCCTCACCCGCAAGCACCGGATCTTCCGATGGCTGCGGATCCAAGATTGGATTTAACGCCATATCTGTATCGAACTTTAGAAGCCTTACAAAAG